ACTACAATGAATATGACGAATACAGATAAAAACCTAATGCTTCAAATGATGAAAGCTGGCAGATATAATGCCATATTAGACCTTATGCCAGCTTATAACTTAGCAAAATCTAAAGAAATTATTGAGCAAATGGGCGATAAATGGGTATGTCACCCAGCCAATAAAGTTAAAAAGCTTGATGTTCCTTTAGATATTCTTAAAAGTCATCAATCTAAGGTTTTAAGAAATAAATAAAGCTCGTTCATCGTTCCTACGGTTCACAAGACCTTTAAGAACTTTGCCACCTGCTTTAGTCCAATCTAAAAATGACTCTGCAGCACCTTGCATATCTCCACGATTAACTTTCATGCGTATAGTTGATCGTTGGAGATTACCCAATCCTACATTGAAACTAAAGCTGACAAGCGCATCAAACTGTCCTTGAGTAAGAGGAACAGGGCAAAGACGAGAAACCCCTGATTCAAACCTAGCAAGGTCTTTTTTAAGAATGTCATCTACTTCTCCCATAGGAACAACTCGATCCCATCCATCAGGAATAGGCAAGTTTTTACGTTCTTCTAGCTTAAGTCTGCCATGTTCAGGCACAATAACGTGACCAACACCCACAGTCCATAAAAGAGCAGGACATTGATAAGGCTTTGTCCTAACTCCTTCATGGTGCTTAATCATTTCAACGCACTTTTGACTGACTTTCATTTCTTAAACGCTTGGCCACCAAAATAAAACGCAATAATAGAAGCAAAAATCTGCTGAGATTCATCATCCCATAACTGATCTAATGCTACATCAAAAGCCACATCAGTATGCCATGCGTACCAAAACCCAAAAATATCCACAAATGCAAGCAATAAGAACATTCCATAAGTAATTGCTGGTCGAACCATAGCTCTAGCGTTAATAACCCATTGAGATGCGCCTTTAGCTGATTCAGTATCGTGTTGCAACAAAGCCATGTGCGTTTGCATATCTGCATTAATTTGCACTTGCTCTGTACGAATTTCCTCAACTTTAGCTTGAGCAGCATACCCACGCTCTAACATTTGCATTTCACGCTCTGTTTGCATACGTGCAAGCTCTAACTCATGCTTTTTATCTTTAGAGTCTTGGAACATATCCATTATTTTAGGAACGCCACCCATTAAAAACGATATAACGGTGCTTAATATGGTCATCATAATTAGTTCCCCAATCTGCTTGTAGTGGCACGTTTAATAGAGTTCATCTCAGACTTTAATGCGCTAGAAGTTACTTCTAACTCCACTTTTTGAGCAGCTAATCCAGCTCTAAGCTCTTTTTGCACAGATTCTGATACGATTTTAGCTTCTCTAGCATTAATTAAAGCATCACTAGAACGTTCTTGAAGCTTAGTAATAGTTTCACGTTGCTCCAATACCTTTTCTTCTAATGCTTCAACTCTACGCTTGGCAGAAGATGCAGCAGAAGATACGTCAGCAAAGCTTTCATACATATCTTTGACTTCGTTAAACTTAGTAATGCCTTGATAGCCTGCTACAAATACGCCAGGCACAACAGTAATGACAATACCTGCCAACATAGTGTTTTGTTTAGCCCAATCTAGGACTTTTTGTAATTTGCCTGTTACGGCTTCAATCTTATCTAAATCGCTCATTGCTCGTACTCCACAGTATCTTTTGTAATTTGGTTAATTCCGATTGACTGACTAATAGAACCGCTACTGAGTAAGTCCATAAGGAATTTATTGTTTTGTCTAATCTCAAACGGTATCTCCTGATTGATGGTTGCTGTTGGAAATGGATTGTGAGATTGTTTCACAATTTGTTTTTGTTCTAAATCTAATATTCGACTCAATGCAGTTACAGGCTTTTTCTCCATTGGTGACGGCTGAGAAGTTGGCTGACTTTGTTGAGTTGTTGGTGCAGTTACAGTCTGCGTATTTGTCACAGGGCTTGTCACAGGATTGCTGATTACAGCTTGAACCTGTGGGGTGGCCGTTTGTGGAGCAGTCGGACTTGTTGGATTCAATGGGCTGACAGGCGAAACAGGATTCGTTGGATTGCTCATTGATTTGACGCAAGTGTCCTGAGTTGTTATCCAAGGTGCAAATATTGGCTGACCATAAGGGTCTGGGCAAGAAGATGTCCGAGTCTGGGTGATCAAACCTGTATAACCTGTCTGACATTGTAAGTTTTGGGTTTCTGATGATGTTTTGCATGATGGTGGGTCTTGAACGCAGGTATTAGACGTTAAGCTCCACGCACCTTGCGTTGGCGTACCGTAGGGGTCTTGGCAGATGTTTTGCTTTTGGTAGGTTTTTTGCCCTGTGTAGTGGAGTCCGCAACTTTCCGTTTTGGTGTCTGTGCTGTTTTGGCACGTTGGGGGGTCTTGGATGCAGTTGTTTTGCGTTTGCCACGCTCCCCAGACAGGGTTTCCGTAGGGGTCAGGACAGGTGCTTGTTCTAGTTGAGATAATAGAACCGCTTTGATGGACTTGACAGCTTTGGGTTTGCGTTTGACTGCTGACTTGGCAAGTGGGTGGGTTGAGGGTACAAGTATTGCTCGTTGTGACCCATCCTGTCCAAGTTTGATTCGGACAGGTTTTTGTATTGGTTTGAGTGATACTACCTGAGTAGTTTGGGGGACAACTTTGGAACTGCGTTTGGGTCTCGACTGTGCAGGCTGGGGCTGGAGCTTGGTATCCTGAACAGAAAGATTGTTGCCATGAGGTTGGGTATGCTCCTGGCGCACAAGCCCAACAGTCTGCATTAGCCGTACAAGCTTGTCCGTAAATCGAGTCTTGACGCCAACTAGATGTGCAATAACAAGCTTGAGAAAAAGCATCGTTAGTCCTTAACAGGAGCAACAACAACAAGATCAGGTACTTTGCCATAAAGCTTCTCAAACTTCTTAGGTGATTGTTTAATCCAAGCATTACGAGCAGCATCGCCTACCAAGCCATCTAAAGGGCATGGAGAGCCTGACATCATCATTGCATCCCATACTCTATCGTCAGCGCATAAAATCGCTACAGCAGCCACTTTAAGCCCTTGGTTGCCTAATTCTCTAGCAAGCTTAATGCGTTCACAGTTTGAGTCGGTATACATAGTACCGCCTGAAAATCCAATAACTGTGGAACTAATAGCTCCAACTACAGGAACTGTGCAAACATCGTTACCAAAAGCAGATAATGAAGGCGCAGCAGCTGTCGGTGGTGGCTGACCTTTGTAGTTAATAGTGGTATCTTGAGCCTGAACAGAAAATGCCAAACAAGCAAAAATAACCGCTATTTTTTTCATTTAATCCACCAATGAAGAACCCACCCACCGATAGTGCTTAGTACGGAAAGCATACCAATAGCAAGCCAACCTGCTCCCTGTTGTTTATTAGTATTAGCAACAAGAATTTCTAATTGGCTTTCCATTTTGTCCATCTTTTTAGACATGGAATTGAACTTTTCTTCGTATCCTTCAACTTTTTGCCAAAGAACACCATATTTAACAGGATCAAAATCGAAAGACATTAGAAAGACCCACCATCTACTGTATAAGCACCTGTTTGAAGAAAGTTAATTGTTACAGCATCTTGAGCTAATGTTGGGTCTGCTAAATCAACAATCTTATTAGAACCCATTTGCAAATCACCTGTAGCAGTTGTTTGGCCATCAGCAGCCAAAGAACCTGTCAAAGCAGTAGCAATATCAGTTAATGTGTTATTAGCCCATGTTGAGCTAACCGTTGTACCTGTAACTACTGGGTTACCAGCAGGTAAGTTATATACGCCTGATCCATTACGTGACATTTTATTTTCCTTTTCTCAATTCTTTAGCAACTGCTTTAGGGTCAAAATTGATTGATTCTTCCACTTGTTTTGCCATTTCTCGTCTAATTCCGTAGTCGGCAGAAGATTTAACAAGTGGCAATCTTGCCAATGGAGAAGCTTTAATCTTGTCCATAGCTCTAATAAACGCACTAGCAGTATTTGATTGGTTTACAGCACCTTTTACTGGAGCATTAACCAAAATGGTGGCCTCTAACA